TGACCAAGGTTATCGCTATGCCAAGGTCGCGATTTCACTCCAATACCCAGAAGGCGCTCTGTTTGTCGGTCAGAGTGTCTATGATTGGGGAATGTGGGACGAATACGCGATCTGCTCTTTCTGGACGGAAAGATATAGAGAAGCCTACATTGCTACAGGAAAACTTCTTCAAGAGAACAAGTATCCACAAGAGCAAAAGAAGAGAATAGAGGCAAACCACAAGTTTGCACTAGACGCACTAGTCAAACGTGGTGGGACCATCTGAAACCTAAAAATCTCCTAAATACTTCAAGTTTAGGAGATTTTTTCATATGGCAAAGATTACAAGAAGACAGCAACTTGTTGATTATTGTCTTCGCCGACTTGGCGCACCCGTAATTGAAATAAACGTGGATGGTAGTCAAATAGAAGACCGTCTTGACGATGCACTTCAGTTGTTCTCGGAATACCATTTTGATGGTGTTGAGAGAATATTTTTGAAGTATCAGATAACTCAGACCGACATCGACAATGGTTACATTGAAATGAAAGCTTCCAACAATGGGTTTCTGACAAAGGATAGGAATATTACAGCTACAGAAGCAGGACTTTCTGAAACTGTTCCGATGGAAGACTTGATTGCAAGTGTTGTTCGCGTTTTCCAATTGAGAAACACATCCGTTGGAATGTTCGACATTCGTTATCAATATGCACTCAACGAACTTTATACATTCGGTTCGTTTGATTTGCAAAACTATGCAATGATTCAACAACATCTTTCTCTGTTATCGGATATTCTGACACCAGAGAAGGAAATTGAATTCAGTAGAGTGACGAATAAAATAACATTTCCAATGACTCTCACTAGAGATTTCAATGCTGGTGATTATCTCATCATAGAATGTTTTCGCGTTCTTGACCCCAGAATATATCCTGAAATCTACAATGACCGTCTTCTCAAGAGATACATGACAGCCATGATAAAGAGACAGTGGGGAGAAAACCTTTCCAAATTCGAAGGAATCACACTTCCCGGCGGAGTTTCATTCAATGGCCAGAGAATGATTGATGAAGCTCAACAGGAATTGGACAAGATAGAAGAAATCATCATCAGTGAGTTTGAACTTCCACCAAACTTCATGGTAGGATAAGATGGCTACAAACAAATATTTTACAAACTACAATTCAGCATACGAACAAAGACTCATTGAAGACCTTGTTGTTGAAACCATCAAGATTCATGGTCTAGATATGTATTATCTCCCAAGAGAACTGAACACTCAACCAAATGTATTTGGGGACGACCCGATATCTTCATTTCGTCAACACTTTATAGTAGAAATGTTTTTGGAGACTGTGGATGGGTTCGAAGGAGATGGTGATTTCATAGGAAAATTTGGTCTTGAAATAAGAGATAGTGCTACCTTTGTGGTTTCTAAAAAAAGATTTGGTGAAACCACCACTTCACCGACAAGACCAAAAGAAGGAGATTTACTATACTTTCCTCTTGCTAAAAAGTTCTTTGAAATAAAATTTGTAGAACACGAAAACCCATTTTATCAATTGGGTAAGAATTATGTCTATTCTCTAAGTGTTGAACTCTTCCAGTATAGTGAAGAGAGTATAAACACTCAATTGGATGATATAGACAATGCTGTTGATGAAAGAGAATTTACACAATCATTCACGGTGGAAACTCCAATAGGTTCTGGAACTTTCGAAGAGAATACAACCGTATTCACGTTTGCAAATGGAGCAACTTCTGGTTCTCTTGCTTCCTCGGACTCCAGAGCTACAGTTGTTGATTTTGCAAACTCTATTCTAACAGTGAAGGATACCATAGGTCTTTGGAAGATAACAGATTCGGATACAAATCGTTATGTCATGAACGAAAATGGACTGTATGCCAAGATGACATCTTCCACAGACAAAACAGACAGTTCCTCTTTCAACGACAATAAAACTATTGAAGACCAGATAGATGATTATCTTGATTTCACTGAAATTAATCCGTTTGGAGAACTCTGATGAGTGATTATTTTTACCACGGGATAACAAAGAAAGCTGTGATTGCTTTTGGTTCATTGTTCAACGATATATATGTTGCTAGATACAACTCCGATGGTTCTGAAAAAGAAAGAGTAAAAGTTCCCCTTTCATACATGTCCAAGCAGAAGTTTATTTCTCGTCTTCAACAAAATCCCGATTTGGACAATGACTTCTATATGAATTTGCCTAGAATGTCATTTGAATTTACATCATTCATATACGATTCTAGTAGAAAGTTGAATTCTTTTGAGAAGACTTTAGGATATTCTGGAGACTCATTCAAATATCGTTATGGAAAAGTTCCATACAATATCAACTTCATTCTTCATATATTTGCTAAGAATACAGATGATGTTCTGCAAATCATGGAACAAATTCTTCCTTGGTTTGGTCCAGAATATTCTGTAAACATCAAGATGCTGAACCCAACAGATGTGTCTGTTGATGTTCCGTTCATCATACAAGGCGTGTCGTATGATGAAGATGTGGAAGAAAGTGATTTTGAAACAAGAAAAACTGTATCAGCAAGTATTGAATTCAACTGCAAACTATATTACTATGGCAATGTCACTGAAATGGACTTTGGTGCTACCGGAGGAACTTCTGGATTTGGTGACAATGTTTTGATACCCCAAGGAATGGTAGGAAAAGTCTTGGCTTCAGTGTATGATATTGATTCCACCACTCCGTTTGAAACTTTGGAAACTGGTTTGACTGGCGCCGTTTCAGCAACATCTTTCTCAGTAACAGCTTCAAACCAAACATACTTGATTTACGGAAATAGAACATTTTCTTAAAAAGTGTGGAATAGTGTGATAAATAGCCTAAAAGCAAAACGGCACTTGTAGCCGAAGTTCTAGAATCAAAATTTACAAATAATGCTAATATGAAAGAAAAGAACACTGAAAAAAATATTTCTGAAATACTTGATATAGAGTATACAGTTTCTTCTGAAACAGAAGTAGAACAAGAAACAGAAACAGAAATAGTTAAATCAGAAACAAATAAAGATTCTGATACTGATTATAATCTGGTTCGTAAAAATCTTAAAAACTTAATAAAGCAGTCTGAAGCAGCTATAGAAGGTATATTAGATGTAGCTAGCGAAAGCGAGAGTCCTCGCGCGTATGAAGTGGTTTCCCAACTCATTCACTCAAGTTTGGATGCAAATGGTAAACTTTTGGATATTCACAAGAAGATGAAGGACTTGAACAAGGAAGACGAAAAATCCGGTCCCAAGTCAATCACAAACAATTCCATCTATGTTGGAAGCACAGCTGAACTTCAGAAGTTTTTAGCAGAAAGAAAGAAGAGTAAGGAGTTGGAAGACAAGAATGCCGACGAAAAACAATGACCACTACCTCGGCAACCCACTTATCAAGGCTGCAAATACTCCTGTAGAATTTACCCCCGAGCAAATTGAGGAGTATATGAAGTGTGCGAATGACCCTGTATACTTCGTAGAAAACTACATCAAAATCGTTCATGTTGACAGAGGGTTGATTCCCTTTGAGATGTATCCATTTCAAGAAAACATTGTAAGAACGATACACAGCAATCGCTTCACAATTTGCAAACTTCCTCGTCAGAGTGGCAAGTCAACCACCATGATATCATACCTTCTTCACCATGTTCTGTTCAATCAGGACAAGAAGGTTGCGATTCTCGCGAACAAGTTGACGACTGCAAGAGAACTTCTTCAGAGATTGAAGAAATCGTATGAAAATCTTCCCAAATGGCTGCAACAGGGAATAGTGGAATGGAACAAACTATCCATTCACCTTGAGAACGGTTCAAAGGTGATTGCTTCATCCACATCGTCCTCTGCTGTTCGTGGTGATACTTACAGCATAATTCTACTTGACGAATTTGCATTCGTTCCAAACAACATTGCAGAGGATTTCTTCAATTCCGTATATCCCACCATATCTTCGGGTAAATCCACAAAGGTCGTCGTAGTAAGCACACCCAAGGGAATGAACATGTTCTACAAGATGTGGAAGAATGCGGAAAAGGAAAAGAATTCCTATGTTCCTATTGAAGTTCATTGGAATGAAATTCCCGGCAGAGACCAAAAGTTCAAAGAAGAGACAATTCGCAACACTTCTGAACGTCAGTGGATGCAGGAGTTTGAATGTACTTTCTTGGGGTCAGAAGACACTTTGATTTCTTCGGCGAAACTGGCAACAATGGTGTTTGATGATCCGGTCAATAGTTCCACGGAAGGGTTGGATATTTTTGAAGAACCAAAGAAGGACCGAATATACATCATGTGCATAGACACATGCAGGGCTCAGGGTGCAGATTACCACGCATTTACGGTGGTTGATGTGACGGAGATGCCTTATAGAGTTGTTGCGAAGTTTCGAAACAACGAAATGCCTGTCTTGGTATATCCTACTATAATACAAAAGATAGGTAACTACTACAACGAAGCACACGTTCTTGTTGAAATCAACGATGTCGGTTCTGAAGTTGCAGATATTCTATATCAGGAAATGGAGTATGAGAATGTTCTTTTGGTCTCCAACCGTGGCAAGAAAGGTCAAAAGGTGGACGGTGGATTTGGTGAGAGTGGAAAGGTTCAATACGGTGTCCGAACCAGTTATCAAATCAAGAAGTTGGGGTGTTCAATTCTCAAGGAGATGATAGAACAGGATAAACTTCTGATTCCCGATTTGGATATCATTTCCGAGTTCAGCACCTTTATTTCCAAGGGAGTATCCTACGAAGCTTCCGAAGGGTATCATGATGACTTGGTTGACACTTTGGTTCTGTTCTCTTGGTTGACGACTCAATCATATTTCCGCGAAATCATAGACATTGACACAAGAAAGAAACTCTATGAGAAGAGAATTCACGATTTGGAGCAGTCTCTGAGTCCTTTCGGGTTCATAGAGGA